CCGGTCAACCACGCGGACAGCGTAGCCTGGACGCCAGACACGGCAACGCGCATACCTTCGAAGGCGCCTTGCACGCGCATCCATATATCGTTCGCCGAGTTGATGACATCGTCTTTGAGCACGCCGAAGTCGCCCGCGATGTCACCGACCCACGTGCCAATCTCCCCGGCAAGTTCGGCAAGTGCCCCCGAACCGCCCGCCGCCATGTTGTCAAACCCACCGGCAAGGGTGCCAAGCGCCCCCCGCGCGTCGTCGGAATTGAGCATCAGCCCTTCGACAAAGTCTGACATCGCGCCCGACACTTGGCCGATCATCCCGTCTGACCCGGCCGCCACGTTGTCGAATGCGCCTTGCAATGTCCCGAGCGCGCCACGCGAGTCCTCGGAGTTGAGCCGTAGCCCCTCGACAAAGTCGGAGAACGCGCCACCCATGCCACCCAACTTCTCGTCAACCTGTCCCCAGTACTCTGACGAGCCAAGGCGCATCAACTCTTCGTCCACCGCTTGCATCTGTTCCGGCGCCATGATCGGCGTATTGAGCGCGTCGATCAGCCCCCGATGTTCGTCGGCGACCTCGTTAGACTTTGCCTTCCATTCCGACAGTTTGCCCAGACCTTCGGCCAACACGCCTGCAATCTCGCCGATAGCGCCAAGCGCGTTCTTCACGTCCTCCCCGAACGCTTGCCAGTCGAAGTCCTCCAGTTTGGCGATGCCGTCCTCCACCAACTTGACGACGGCGGCCGTAACCGCTTCCCAGTCGACCGATTCGGCCCACGCGGCCATCTTTGTGCTGAGGTCGTCAAGGATCGGGCGTAGACTATCCATCGCACCGAGTAGCACGTCTTTGATGACGCCAGCCACCTTCTCGACGGCTGGACCGAACACCTCGCCGACCTCGACTTGCAAGTCCGCAAATAAGGCCTTGATGATGCGGAGTCCGTTGGCGAGCCCGTCTGACGTGCGCTCAAAGTCGCCCTGCGCGGCGGTCGTGTCCTTGAACATGATGGACATGCCCGCCTGCGCCTTGATCATCTGTTGTGCTTCGACGCTGTAGTCGCTGAGCTTCGTTCCAGCTTGCATCAGTCCAAGGCTCATCGCTTCGGCTTCGATGCGAGCCTGCGACATATTGATGCCGAGCGTCTTCAGCGGCTCCGTCTCGCCCACAAGTCCGGCGCGCAACTTCTCAAGCACCTCTGTCGGGTCCAGGTTGTTGAACGATGCCAGGTCGGACGCAAGTTGCACGAGGTCGGTGGACATACCAGCGGCGGCCTCTTCGCTGAAGCCCATCGCTGTGATGAGGTTGCCGTATGTCGCGGCTGCCGCGAGTGCGGATTGTTCGGACATGCCAAGCGACGTCGCGGCCGTTTCGCCGAACCGAAGCACGGTGTCTGCCGCATCGCCGAACACGACGTTCGTCTTGGATACCGTCTCGCCCATGTCCGACGCGGCCATGATCGAGTCCTTGATGTACCCAACGCCGCCGCTCGCCAGTTTTGACAGCGCGCCGATTGCCGTACTGACGCCCATCGTGACGGCCGTGCCGATTGCAGCACCAGCCGCCACGGCGGCCACCTCCATCATGTCAAACGACTTCTTCGACGCTGGGCCGACCTCCTCAACCGAGACGGTGGCTTTCCGCATGTCTTCCTGTATCTTGTCAATGCCCATGCTCTTGAACAAGATTTCAAGCTCGGCGGCACTAGCCATCCGTCACCTCATCGTCCGATCCGTCGTCCCACGGCTCGCCTCCGATCTGCCGGGGCAGTTCGACCGCGAACGCCTCGCCCAACGGCAAGCCCGTCGCCGGAGCGATGTGCTCGCCCTCGGCAAGTTCACCACGTGCCGTCAACTCTGCCTCGATCTCAGCCGCGATTGCGTCCCACGTCGGTTGCTCGCGTTCCGTGTAGATGCGCTCAGCGTCGGCGGCGGTCGCTATCTCGTCTGCCGTCGGTGGTCCTTCCTTCGGGCCGCGCTGCTTCGTCACGGCCTTGATAGCCTGGTCAACTGACACGAGGTCGTTGACGGCGTACACAAGGCGCCGCCGCTGCCGTGGCGTGAGCGGCGGCTGCCCGATCTCCGCCCATGCTTTGGACGGTTGGCATTGATACGTTTGCGTCAAGTTCCACACCGTCCACTCTATCGGCGGCGCCGGCCTATCCTTCAGGTCTGGGTCACCGCGCCACGGCAACGGCAAGTCATCACGATGCGCTAGCTCTTCGACCGGCGTGCTGTAGAACTTCGGGTAGACTTTCCACGCGAACCACTGGTAGACCCTTTTGGGCGCGCGTCGGGCGGCTCGCCGGAGATGGCCAGCGACCACACGTAGAACAGCACCTGCGACGGCACGTCCTCTAGCGCCTCAGGATCGCGCCACCATTGCGGATACTCGTCGCCCGTGTTCGGGTCAACGAGGTCGTGTGCCGCAACCACTTGCGACAAGCCCTTCCGCAGACGCACGAACGCGTCGGCCATGCGGTCGCCGCCAGACGCCGTGAACCCAGACCCGGCTTCGGTTAGGCTTGCGGGCGTGTATGGCGACAGCCACACGCTCTGCCCCGCGTAGGGGAAGTCCTCCGATCCGTCACGGCGCGGGACGGCGCAACCGTCCATCGCATACCGCTCCGGCTCCCACGGCAGGTCCAGCTCGTCGAGCACTGCCGGTCGTGTGACCTTGCGCTTCGGCGTAGCCTCGGTCTCGTCGTATTCGTCAGTCATCGTGCGCCCCTTTCGTATGTCCCGCACCGACCGCCCCGCCGGGAGCGCACCTCTGCGGCGAGACGGTCGGCGCCTGTAACTCAGCGCGGGAAGGCCGGTGCGCGGCCGTTGTCATGCTTAGGCCGTGGCGCGCGACAGCGCCGCCGTGCCCTGGTAGGACGTGCTGGCCTGGACGGCGTTGGCCTGATCGAACGCGAGCCCGTAACTCGTGACGAACGCGCTACCGCTGTAGAGCGGGTTCGTCGCGCCAGTCGCCGCACTCGACGCCTTGATCGAGAACGTCTGATTGCCGCCGCCGATGACGTTCGTGTACAACGTCTCGTCGCCGCCGTTGTCGGCAAAGTCGGCCGGCCCACCGTCACCGGCCGTCCAGCCGTACTTGCCCTGCAAGAACGCCTTGGCGTCATCGCAGCTTGTCGTCACCTCGGCGGCGTCAGCCGCTACGTCGAGGTTTGCGGTAGCCGAGCAGATCGTGACCGAATTGAAAGTCTCGGTATACCGCTTGCCGTGGACAGGAGTTGCCATCTATCGTCTCCTTAGATGTCGCCGGCCGCGATTGCGTGCCCGGCCAGTAGGGTGATACTTCCCGTTCCCGTCACGTCGCTAACCGTGACGCGCAGCCATGCTTCGACTGCCTTGCTCACCTTGAACTGTGCGCTCCCCGTGCCGGTGAACACGACCTCATCGGTGCCCGCCGAGGCGTTCCCGTTCGTCGTGATCGTCCAGCCTGTCACCTGTGCGTATGCGTCGGCCGATCCGTCGTCGCTCGACTCTTCGATCTGCACGTCCACGTCCGTGAATCCTGAGAACGCCGTGCAGTGGATGTTGATGATCGTCGTGTCTCGCTGCCGCCCCGACCTCGTCACCTGCGTCGGACGACGCTTCGGTCGCCGTCCACTCGCTGGTCGTCAAGACGGTGCCGCGCCCGAAGTCTTCCTGATCTTCGTTCTGCCCGTTCCAGTTCAACATCACGACATTCGCCTGGTCGTAAGCCCGCGAATCCCCCGTGCTAAAGTGTTGCGCCACGTAGGCGATGCTGCTGCCGGTCGTGCCAACCGGACAGACCGTGATCTCGTGCGCGCCGTCGTTGATGGTGGCGAACTCCAGTTCGTCCCACCCATCGTCGGTCACGTCAACGAACCCGTTGAGCGCAGACGTCATGCCTGTCTTGCCCTGGTAAAAGACCTTCGCCGAATCCTCTATCGCCGTAGCCTCGGCCGCATCCGTTGCGAAGTCAACGTTAGCCGCGCTGATCGCCTGGCTGACTCGGTAGCCGTCAAAGTAGACCCTTGACGCTTTGGTGTGCCCTGGCGTTGCCACTACCGATCACCCCCCTTCCGCTTGCCGCCGAACGCCGCCACCGGCGGCGCGGGCTCAGCATCAGCCGCCTCCGGCTTCTCGTCTTCTGACGGCGTCGGCTTCGGCTCGTCGGGCGGCTTCTCTTCGCGCGATGGCCCAGGCTTCGGCCTCGCTTTTCCCGCCAACTCCGCGTTGCCAACCGCCAGCCACGTCTCCGGCTGCAAGCCCATGCGAGCACAAGCGTCCGAGAACGTGAACTCATCGCCCGGCCTCATCTCGCCCTGGTCCGGCAGGTGCATCAGGCAGCGCGCGATAAACCGCTTGCCCACCCATTCGTTTTGCGCCATGCTCGCACTCCTAACTATTGTCGCAGTAGACTTCGACCGGCACCGTCGCCACTAGCAGACCGTCGGCACCGTTCAGCGACCCGAATCCGTATGACCTGAAAGCACCGACGTATACGCTGGTCGTGTAGTTCGTGAGGTCGTCGGCGGTGCTCCGACTCTCCAGGCAATTCTCGATGCTGTTATCGTTCGTCCCGGTAGGTGACAGATATGCGTCCATCGTGTCTTGTGCTCGCACGACGCCCGCCTGCGTGTCGACCCAAATCTCAAGCATGAAGTTATAGCGGTACGCGCACGCGCCGGGCCCGCCCATCATGAACCCGTTGCTATCCGGCGGCGGAACCGGGTACACGATGACCGCGATCGGCAGATGCACGTTCTCCTCGAACACGTCATAAGCCCGCAAGGGCTCAGACAGCGTGCGGAGTCGCGTCTGTATCGCGTCGCGGATCGTGCCGATGTCTTGCGCGCTCATCTACCGTTCCACGCCCGTTCGATCTCTTCCTTGAACTTGTCGGCGGCCTCTTGCGCTGGGCCGCGTTCCATCGCCTCGACTACGCTAGGGTTGAACCACCCTTGCGTCCGTTGCCCAAACGCGTCGTGCTGTGCACTCACCGGAGACAGGTTTGGGTTCCCGATGTAGTGGTAGTAAACCGTCTTGCCCAGGTTGCGCCTCATCGACGCCTGTAGCGCCTTGCCGCTTATGTCCAAATCCCGCATCGCCACCCAACGGTTCAGCGCTGCAACTGGCGGCACCCACGTCCGCACGTATGACCCGGCGTTCAGGTATCCGCCATATCTCGCGGCGTCACCCTTCGGCCCGAACTTCGCCCATGCTGGCCACGCGCCGCCGTCCACCGTACCGGCCGCTTGTGGGTTCAGCGATTGCTTGAGTTTGCCCATGTCGGACGGCGCGTAGTCCTGCGCGATCTCTGCCGCGTTGTAGATCAGCGTTTGGAATAGGTTGGTCAGCGCCTTCGTCCAGACGCCATCCGCAACCCAGCGCGTGACCTTGACTTCCGTGCTCATCGGATCATGACCCGCTTGTACTGATTGAGCCGCGCCAACGCCTGCGGGTGCAGTTGCGGCTCGACCATGAACGTGCCCAACTCAGGCGACGCCACGATGCCCGACGGCGAGCGGCCTTGCGCCCACAGACGCGCGACCTCCAACAACGTCACCTCGCGGATACCGTCCGGCACCTCAGGCCAACCAAACACGCCGGTGATCTTGACGCCCTTCGGTACGCCAGCCGGGAACGCATACGAGCCCGTCGGCGTCACACGTAGCCGCGTGTACGGTTCGTAGACCTCGGACGCGTTGTACGGCAGCTGATCGTAGTCGGTTGCCGCCCACGTGTTCTCATACGTGCGGTCCCCGTTCTCATCGGTCTCCAGCGTCGTCAATGTCACGATATCGTCAACGAACATCATAGACGCCCCGCTCGCCGTGAAGTAACGCACGGTGCCGGAGGCCGTCTGCCAGAAGTGCCGCCGCGTGTACTTGTCGATCAACCGCGACACGTCCGCAGTCAACTGCGTGAGCGCGGCGCGCTCCGCTACGGTCCAATCCTGACCGCGATTGATGCGCTGTTCGAGTTGATCTAGGGTCGCATACGACGACACGCCGGACATCGGTTATTCGTCCCTTGCTCGCTTGCTCGGTGCGGCCTTGCGGGCCATCACGCGCGGCGGCTTATCAACCGCTCGCTCCGCCTTCGGCTCGGCCTTCGGTTCGTCCTTGACCTCGGCAACCTTGACCGCCACGACCACGCCGGGCGAGTCGGCGTTCAGCATCGCCGCCTGCTCGTCCGTGATGTCGAGTAACTTGCCAGCGGTGATCGGCTCTGGCCATAGGCTTGACTTGTACGCCCATTGCGCTTTGTACCATCCCATTGTCAACTCCATGTCCCGATGTAGACCGTGACCGCCGCCGTCAACGCGTTACACTGCGCCACCGCCACGGAGACCGGCCCGTGGATATACAACGGCGCATGCGAGTTCGTGATCGCCGCGTTCGCCGTTGTCACGCACCCAAGACTCGGGCATGCGATCATGTCGGTCGCGCTGTTCGTATTGGTCAAGATCGCCACCGGCTCCGCCGTCTGCGTGAGCGTCACGTCCGTCGTGCCGCCCGGCGCGCTCGCGTGGTAGTCGAGTTTCACGAACGCCAGTTCTCCCGGTACACAGGAAACGGTGCCAGAGCCGGTCGCAGCCCCGTCGCTGCCGGTCGTCGTGACGGCTACGCTTGCCACATTCAAATGCCTACCGCAACCCATCCGGCACCCCTCTCTAGTTCGCGGCCAAGTCGCACGCGGTCATATCCCAGTACCGCACGACAAGATACGCCGTCCCGTTCGTCAACCCCGTCGCCACCGTAGCGTCGATCGTGTCGGTTGACGCGTAATACTTGCCGACCGTCGAGTACGCCGCCGCCACGCCCGTGTATGTCCCGAGCGTGCCCTCGGTGACCTCGGTCGTGTCAATCCACCCGTCGTCGTCGTCACCGTCTCCGATGTCGATGCTTGGTGTCCCGCCCGCGAACGCCTCGACAATCTGCAAGCTCACGCCATATGGCGGAATCCACGACCCGGCAGGGATGACAACCACCTCCGCTGTCGAGTTCGTGTCGGCCTCAGTGATCGCCCGCGAGACGATCGTCTTGAACGCTTCCCGTCCGAGAATCTTCGGGCTGCTCTGTGCCATTGTCAGCCCCCTTAGTTCGCGGCCAGGTCGCGGTCGGTGAAGTCGTAGTACGTCGTGAAGACGTAGGCCGTGCCGTCAGTCAGCGTCGTGTCGGCAACCGTCGCGATGACGTTCGTCGCCGAACTGAAGTACTTGCCAACCGGAGCCAACGCAGCCCCGTTCGCCGACGTGCCCGAATAGCACGCAACCGTCGTCTCGTCAATGTCGGCCGTGTCCACGAAGTCGTCAGTCGCCCCGGCGATGCCAACGTCAATCGACGGCGTGCCGCCCACGAACGTCTCGGCGACGTAGATGACCACCCCATAGGGCGGCACCCACGACTTAGCGGGAAGCTCGGCACAGACGACCGTGCTGCCGTTGTGATCCTCGGTGATGGCCTTGCTCACAACGAGCTTCGGTCCCCCGAGCGTGACTGCGCTGCTTTGCGCCATGCTAGTCTCCTATGCCGAACTTGTCGCAGACTGGAAGGTGCTGCTCCGTTAGTTTCCCCTTATCGCTGAGCGATGTCAGTTGCTCGACGATCAGGCTATGTGCCTTCGCGCCGAACGTCACGTCCTTTGTGCTGCCGTCGTCGACCCAGGCCATGCGCCCGTCTTGCTCCTGGAATTGCAGCCGCTCGTATTCCTCTTCGTCGAAGCTAAGAGCCTCGCGCAATTCCCGCATGATCCTCACGGTCGTGATGTCGCCCTCGGACGGCAACACGTTCAGCAGTATCAATCGCTCCAACACTGTCAGGTCCATCGTGCGCCCCTTTCGTGTTACCCCGGTCGCGGGTAACTCGCGCCACCCGCGACCGGGCACTCGTCTCTATGCGTCCGTCTCTTGTACCGTTACACGGACCTCTATCGTCCACGCCTTACCTGATGGCACCGTCACGTCAAGCACTTCGGTACCACTAGGCGACGTCTCGATTGTCAACCGTTGCCCCGCCGTTGCCTCAAACGTGTCAGAACCCTGCTTCAACAACTTAGCCCCGGTCGCAGCGATGCTACCGATCTGCGTTAGTTCCATCATCCGGTATCAGCCGCCGAGTGAGCGAACACCTCCCAGTCGGTAGCAGCCCCCGCATCAGCGACCTTGATATACAACTCGCCGCCGCTGCTCAGGTACATCGTACCCTTACCGGCGTAGCCGTTCGCGGCACCATCCGTCTGATATTCCGCCTCGACAGCCGCGCGCGTCACGGAGTCGCCGCTAATCACCTTGATATAGCGACTGTTGCTATCCTGCGTCGGCAGGACCGCGAATACCCACGCTGTGTTGCCGTTATTGCCGCCAGCCGTGGCGAAGTTCAAGCCCTGCGTGAACGTGCCACTACCGCCCGTCTCGAACGCCGACCGGATAGTGCTTGTCGCCCCGGCAGAGATGAACACCCCGGCGTCGATCTGCCCAGCGGTCGCCCACGTCTGACCGTAGAACAGCGCCGCAGAGTCACCCTGGAACCTAAGATCATTGGTGCCGGGCGAGATGATCGACCGCACTCCGGCGTAGTTCGTGCCGGTGCCGTTCGTAATTCCGTTCTCCAGAATGAGCCAGAAGAATCCCGCGTTCTGGCTCGAACTGGCGGCCGTTGTATCGTCCGCGCTGATGGTCACACGCCCATGGATCGCCTGCGTGTCTCCCACCGTCACGCCGCCCGTGGCTGGCGCAACATTGACGCGCAGCCCACGGATGCTTGCCGAACTACCCGGCGCGGTCACAGTAATCTGGTTGACGCCCCAATCCTCAGC